TCAGGCTGCGCTTCGCCGACGGCGTGGAGAAGATCGTTGACCTCGAGCCCTACCTGCACGGGCCCGTCTTCGCGGCGATCCACGACGATCCCTCCGTATTCGCAGCCGTGAGGGTCGATCCCGAGGCCGGCACGATCGTCTGGCCGGGCGGCGCCGATCTGGCCCCCGACGTCCTTTACGAAGGACGCCGCTCCGCCCGCATGGAATCCGAGACCATCTCGCCCAGGTAGCCCCGTTCCGCCTCGAACACGATGATCGCGCCGGTAGGAATGTGGTGAATCGTCACGAGGGTCGTGACGTCGAGATGCCCGTCGTCGAGCCACGTCTTCTCGGTGCGGAAGTGCGGCGCGAGCAAGAACGCCTCGCACAGCATCTCTGCGCCCGCCTTGAGCAGCGTCGCCTTGTCTCCCGTACCGGGGATGACGCCGAAGTGAACGTCGTCCTTCATCAGCCGTGCGCGTACCTTGTCGATCATCTCGACGCGCTCGGCGAGCTGATCCACGCTCAGCTCCATGCGGACGATCGGCAGGCTGCCGTACTCGTCGCGAACTTCGAGATCGGTACTAGGTGCCATTCAGACCTCCTGTAGTTGACGGTCGCGATGCGCGACCCAGCCAAGCTCGAACGCCGTCTCGAAGAGACCGCGCCCGTCGGTTGCGAGTCCGTTGTCGGTTGCGAGTGCGAGTACGAGATCGCGGAGCCAGACCAGCGCGTCCACGTCGATCCCCTGCAGCGCGAGCCAGTCGCGTGTTGCGTTAGGCCGGTCGCCGTCGTTTAGGCCGAGAAGGCTCTCGACCTCGTCGTACTGCGTGTCGACGGCCTCGGCTAGTTCGTCGACGCCGATCACTCGGACGGCCTCTCGATCGCTTCGCGTCGGAGATCGTCGAGCTGCTCAAGCAGGGCAGGAACGGCATTGACGACACGCACTAAGGCAGGCCAGTCGCGCACAGGGTCTCCTATCGCGACCGGCACCCGCAGCGTCGCTAGGTCGTCGATGAGAGTCACCGCGCGTTCCTCGTCTTGATCGACGGCGCGAGGTAGTGCATGGTGAGCGAATGGATGACCGCGACGAGCACGAGCGTCCAGCTCAAGAACCAGACGACGCAGACGAGCACGAAGAAGACGATCACCGCGCGTTCCTCGTCTTGATCGACGGCGCGAGGTAGTGCGCCTGCTTGTGCCCGTGGCTGCCCGCGCGCCGTTGCGCGCGATCGGTCTCCGTCTTCGGTCGCCAGAGCAGCTCGCGGAACAGGCGTGGCGCGAGGATCCCCCGTGCTCGGGATCTTCATACGCGCACCCAGGACGCGAGCGCGTCCATGCGCTCGATAGCCGCATCCCTCTCTGCTCCGCTGCGGTACCGCTCGACGATGAAGCGAGCGCCCGTGAACACGTTGCGGTAGACCATCGGTACCTCCCGTTGGGTTCGTATGCGACGCCTAACGTACCATACGACTGTCGTACGACCCTCGGCAAACTACCGGTTCGGGATCCGTAGAAACTACGGATCTGTCGTACGACCGGCGCGTGCTACCGTGTCGGGCGATGAGGGATCAAGCTATTCACCCCAGGAGGTGAGGTCAGTGACCGAGAACCACGACAGCAGCCACAGCCCCCTCTGCGTGCTCGGCGGGGTGACAGAGGAGAGCTTCGCGCCCGACTACCGAGTGTATGACCTACTGCTCGCGATCTTCATCGCGCTCGTGCTCGCCGTCGTCGTACTTGACGCCCTCGGCCACACACTACGCGCCCTGACGTAAGGCAAGGAAAACGCCCTCTGTCCCGAAGGATAGAGGGCGTTTTCATCTTCGTTAGGAGTTGGGGATCTGAGCGACCGTCGTCCGCTCCAGGCGCTTCGTCGAGCGCGACCAGGAGCCGCACGATCCGCAACGGAACCGCCGGTAAGACGTGGTGCTCATGAAGGCGACGCCACTCTCGACGAGCTTACGGCTGCCGCACTTCGGGCAGACGTCTTCGCCGAGGAACGCGCCGACACTCGGATGCGAGACGATCCACGGGCGCAGCCTGTCGTACATCTCTTCGAGCAGTACGACGTCCTGTCTGTTGTAGTCGCACATGCGCGCCCAGGCGTCTTCGTCTCCCGCCATGCATTTGAGCCAGAGCGGGAACCCCTCGTGCTCGACCTTGCCCGCGAACCCGAGCTGCTTCGAGACGTGCGCGAGCTTATTCGACTGGAAGCGAAACTGCCGCTTCACCGTCGCGTACAGGTCGATCTGTTTGTACGGAGACGGAGGCAGGAGCTTCATCTCAAGGAACTCGCGCTGAAGGTGCGGCACGTCGAAGCGCCGACCGTTGAAGTGCAGCACGACGTCTGCCTCGTCGAGTAGCTCCCAGACGCGCTTCACCATCTTACGCTTGCCGTCGTGGAACTCCGAGCGGAACTCGACCTCGTCGTCGCCGAGCCACTTCGCGCCCCACGAGATCATCTCGGACGCCTTGACGAGCTGGTCGACGCCGATGTTCTCGTCATACATGCGCCAGATGTAGGCGAGCGAAGGAGCCGTCTCGATGTCGATCGCGAGGATACGCATCGGCGAGAAGACCGCCTCGGGGATCTCCTTCCGTACGCGGATGCCGTGCTCCTTGCAGAATGCGCGGAACTCGTTGCGCGTCACGGCGTACTCGGGCCACGCGGTGGCGAGCGAGCCGCGCTCGTTGACGTACGCCTGTACGTCGGCCGGTGTACGGCCGTCGAGGGTCTTACTCAATGAAGGCCTCCTGAGTGCGCGCCGAAGCGCGCTCGTGCGTTACCGGAAGTAGAGAGTGATGACGAACCCGACGATGGCGATCACGACCGTGACTGCCAGCGCGATGAACTTGTCCCGCTTCGAGATGCCACGTTCGGACGCCCCGGTTGCCAGCGCGAGTTCTTCACGACGGCGTTCGGTCTCGGTTGCGAGGGTGTCTGCTGCGACCTTCACGCGCTCGAAGGCGAGACGCGCATCCTCCTTAAGCGAGCGAATCTCCGTGACGACGGTACGGAGTTCGGTAGCGAAGCGGTCGATGGATCCGTTGATCCTCGTGAGGTGTGCGGTGTGGTTCTCGATGGTCGCATCGATGCGCCCCTCGCGCTTCCCGCGCTCCAGAATCTCGCGCTCGGTCTCCTGGTTGTCCATCAGAAGCCGGGCCAGCTCAGGAATGCCGTCGGCCGAGCACCGAGGTTCAGGAACCGTTCGTGGACGCCGTTGCCGTCGTTACCCGCGATATAGGAGAAGCCCGACGCGGTGACCTTCACGACGTAGCCGATGTGGCCCTGCCCGTCCATGAACGCTACGAGCCTGCCGACCTTCGGCTTGGCCCAGACCGCGGTGCTCCCCGGATGGCCTTTGACCAAGTGGTGGTCACGGGCGTACCGTTCGATGTAGAAGACGCCCGCGGAGCGGTCGGCGATCGTGCCGTACCCGACGTGCAGGAAGGCGTACTGCTGGAACGAAGCGCACCAGGCGGCGTTGTACGCGCCTGTCGCGGACTGGTAGATGTTGACCTGCCGCCCGCTATTGTCGCCGACCTCCATCACGCCGAGCTGGGTGACCTCGTACGCCTTGACCTTCAAGGCCCACGCGGTCGCGCCTGGCTCGACAGCCTTCAGCCGTGTCGATGCGAGCGCCGCCCAGGAGACTTTCCAGGGCGTATGCCCGAGTAGGAGGTTAAAGAAGTACGGCCCTGCGATCGGGTGCGTCTTCGAGTTGTATTTCGCCGGATAGCCGAGCCGGTACTTGTACGCGAACACCGCGCTACCGGTGCGCCCGGCCGCTGTACCGAACGTGCCGCGCGTGTAGTGCACGAGCGTCGGCTTCACCTTCGTGAAGACGTTCGGCCGGTGCCCGGAGAGAAGCCATTGGAGGTCGGCCACCCTCGGCCCGGTCGAGCCGGGATGCAGCGTCACGGTCTTCGCCCCCGCGGACGGCGCGAGCACGAACGCGAGCAGCACCGCGAGCGCGGTGAGTGTCTTACGCATAAGGTTTCCTTTCGAGACGGGGCGGTGTACTTGGGGTACACCGGGTGTCGTGAGCTGCGTGTGCAGGTCGCACACGGCCGTCGGCGACTACCCTGGGACTACCCTGTCTGCCTCCTCCCGTCGGGGAGGGCAGGCGTTTAGGCGAGGGCTTGCTTCGCCGCTGCGATCTTCGCGAGCGCGGCGTCTCGGTCGATCGCGACGACGATCAGCGACGTCTTAGTCGAGTCGAGCTGCGCCTGCAGCGTCGTCACGTGTAGGCCGAGCGACCCGATCTCATCCTGCGCCTGCATCAGCCTGCGCGCCACCTGCGCGAGCAGTATGTGCGTCTTGTACGCGCCCGAGTTGTAGGTCGTCCAGGGCGTGAACGAGTGACCGTGCGACGAGAGGATCCACGCCGCCGTCGCCGCATGGATCGCGACGAGCAGATCGTCCTTCGTCCACGGATGCCCGAGTACGCGTTCCGCGTAGGCGAGCGCTTCGACGTTCGTCGCAAGCGTCCGGTACTTGCCGTCCGGTAGGTGGTTCGAGTTGATCTGCGGCCAGCCGTAGTCGGTCGAGCCGTCGGTGTTGACCGGCGAGATCGCCGTCTCGTCGAAGCCCGACTCTACCTTGCCGATCGCGACGATTATGTCGAGGCCCCCGCCGTAGCGGAAGCCCGCCGCGCTCGCCGCATCGACGATCGAAACTGGATCGAGAACTGCCATCGTTACCTCCCCTTTAGTGAGTCGGGAATACGGCAAACGCAAAGGCCGTATTCGTAAGCACGCCCCCGGCGGTCGCCGTAGTCACGATCACGCCCGTTATCGACGGCCCCGAGGTTTTGATGATCTCGTCACCCCCGGCTACGAGGGAGACGAGCACGACGGGCGTTTCCGCATAGGCGGCGGAGAACGTGATCGTGTAGACGCCCGTTGTCTTGGACACCGTAAAGCCGGTTCCAGCGGCGATTGTCCCGTCCGTGTTGACCCGCCCGGTAAGGGGCAGGAGGTACTTGAGGTTGTCGCGGATGTGCGCGTTCTGCATCGCGGCAGTTACGTACTCGCCGACCGCCCAGTCTTTTGGATTAGTCCATGCCATCTCAGTACCCCAATACGGTCGTTGAGTCGAGTTCGGAATGCCCCGGTACTTCGAGCATCCAGTAGCCGACGGTGTCGGCAGGCGAGAGGATGAAGCGGATGATCAGGGCGTTTCCTGGCCCGATGTCGATCTGCCGTCCCTCGATGTTGCAGTCGTACGCCCACGGGCCACCGCCGCCGGGCGGCGTCTTCTTGACGCGGACGCGGTCGGAGACGTTCAGCTCGAACAGCGCGCGCCATAGGCCGGGGTAGCTCTCTGCGACCGCGACCGGGTTGATCTCGATCATCTCGAAGCGCGGGGGTGGATCCGCAAACCGGATCACGAGCGCCTGCGCGAGCGCGAGCGCCTGCGGGTCGCTCGACACGATCACGCTGCGCGTCTCCCGCCTGACCCTATTGTCCAGGATCGAGGTTGCGTCCTCTGCGACCTGCGTCACGCCGCCCGTCGCGGTGACTTCCCAATGGTTCTTGAGCAGCGCGCGATCGTTGCGGATTTTGCAGTCCTCATAGGGCACCTCGCCCTCGCCGTCCCCGAAGGTCAGCCGCGGAGTCGTGTATGGCGCGGTAAGCCGCCGGACACGATCATGGAAGACCGCGAAGCCTCGCCCGTCGAAGAAGAACAGGCCCACCTCGCTCATGGCGACATCCTGCGCGTGCTGCATGTAGGTAACGCCGTCGAGCTGCGCCGCCGCGATCGTTGCCTGCCCGGCGTCGATCTCGCGATCGGCAGCGGGCCAGCCCCAGTCGTCGAGCAGGCGGTTGATACGTGCGCCGCTCAACTCCTCCGGCACGCTGCCCGTATAGGCGTCGTTTTGGAATGCCTCGCCGAAGTCGAATGCCTTGAGCGTCACCTGCGAGTAATCCGGCATCTGCCACTCGATCGGCCAGTCGTCGATCTCGCCCGTGAACAGATAGTAGGTGCTGCCGGACACCGTAATCGTCTGCTGGACGCGCCGCCCGCGCTTCAGGTTCGGCGAATACGGGGATCCGGCATAGGCCGGGTCGAAGCGCCGATCCGAGTTATCGAAGAGGCCTGACCACTCCGCGGACTCCATCCGGTCGAGTTCGTACTGCCGCGACTGTGCAACGTGCGCCTCACGCGTGTAGGCCGAGACGTCGGTGTAGACCTGCGGCGTGTCGCCCGGCCGCGATGCGAAGGCGATCTTGGTCGTCACGGTCGGAGTCGGGGTAGCTGCCTGGACGGGGACGTTTGTCGCCGTGCGCGAGACCGCAGTCGCCGTAGAGATCGGGCCGATCGTGATCTGGTAGGTCGTGCTCCCCGGAGCACCCGCCGTCGTGGTAGTCGACAAGAAGTTTGGGCGCGTAGGTGCCGCGCGACGAGTTCGCGCTCACCCAGTTGCGGCCCGTCGGCTGTCCGCCCGAGAGCGTGAGCCGCAGCTTCGTGGTGCCGGTCTTCGAGACGCCGCTCAGGTCGCTGATCGGGAGATCGTTGTAGGCCGACGTCGTCAGCGCGGTTTGGGCCTTGCTGAGAATCGGAGATCCCGGCGCGGTGGACGAGTAGTCGGCAGCGTCCACCCCTGCGCCATAGTCGAAATACTCGCCGACGAGATAGCGCCCGTCTGTGTGCTCGTTCGATGTCAGGTAGAGCTGCAACGTGGCGCTGTTGATCGTCGCGGTGTCGGGAATCGCCGACGTGTCGAAGCCGAGCACGGAGACGTAGAGGCCGAAGAGTCCGCTATCGAGCCAGCGGATCATGTCTAGCGAGGGGCCGCTGTTGTCGTAGCCCGGCGACACGGGCGGATACGTCGCGCTAGCCGTGCCCATCGCGCGACCGTCCACGACGGGCGGGGTATAGGTGCCCGCGGCAGGTGCGCCGCCGGTACCGCCGCCCGTGCCCTCGTATGCGCCCATCGACGGGCTAGCGTCGCGCGCGTTCCCCTCGATGTCGAGCGGGGGGGCATAGATTGGATCGGCCGCGCTCGCCGCGGGCGATGTGGTTTGCAGGTGGAAGTCGTACGTCCCGGGGGCGACGAACTTCGGGTCGCCCTTGATGTTCGAGCCAGCCGCGAACAGCGTTCCGCCGCTGCTGTCTGTCGCCAGGAAGTCCTGCGTCCTGTCGCCCTGGTATCCGCTGCCGTTGCGGAGGTTGTAGCTGAGGTTCGTGAAGATGTAGTTGCCAGCCTCGGTCGGCCCGGAGCCGTACGCGCCGTGCCCGTCGAGGTCGACGAAGACGTTGTTATGGACTTGGTTGTTACCGGTCGCGAAGGCAGTCTGGCTCGTGTTCGCGAAGAACTCCATGCCGCTGCCCGCCCACTCCGCCGTTGCGTCGAGCGACGGGTAGCCTGTCCCGAGCAACTGGAAGATGTGGTTGCCGTAGAAGGTGTTGTTGACGACGAAGCCGTTGCGGGCCTCCGGGCCAAGCTCGACGTGCCGACCCGCGGCCGAGCCGACGAAGACGTTGTTGGCGACGACGAAGCGATTCGCGCCGTTGTTCTCGTTCCAGCCGGATGCCGGGTTGCCGCCCCACATCCCCATATAGACCCAATGCGACCCCTTCGTGCCGAAGTAGGTGTTGGTGGGGAAGTTGAGACCGGTGACTTGCGCGAACGGGTTTGTACCGCTCGGGCGGAAGATGTTGCCGTAGATCCAGATGTCGTCGGACGTGATCCCCGATCCTGCCGGGCCACCCTTGACGCCGACCGCGCAACTGCCGATCTGGTTGAAGGTGTTGCCGCTGAACTCGATCTTGTCGGATGCCTCGATGTTGAGAGCGGTCTCGTAGATCGACGAGTTGGCGACAATGTTCCCATAGATGTTGAAGCCAGTGACGCGCAGCCCGCTCGCGCTGTGAACCCAGGTCGCGAACGTGTTACCGCCCGCCGTTCCGGCGATGATGTCGACCGTGAACGCCGTCTCCGCCATCAGCGTGACCGGGTTGGTGACGTCGCCCGCGCGCGTCCAGTTGAGCGGGATATTTGAGTACCCGCTCGACGTGTACGAGCCAGGGAGCACCTTGATGACCGAGCCGCTCAGCGGCACGGCACCGAGCGCGTGGTTGATCGTCTGCCACGGCGTTGTCCGCACCTGCGCCTGCGTAGTCGAGCGCGCGTCGTCGCCACCAGACGTCGGGTCGACGTAGTACGTGTTGCCTCCCGAGGAGAACGGCAGCCGCGCGGGCAGTGATGTTCCTAGTGCCATATTGCCTCCCGTCGTGGTGGCCGTCGTCGTCGTCGCTGCCGTCGTAGTCGGCGCGGTCGTGGTGGTCGCTACCGTCGTCGTCGTGGGCGCGGTAGTAGTCACCGGGGCCGTCGTGGTGGCCGCGGTAGTCGTGGGCGCGGTAGTCACGCCGGTAGTTGTCGTCGGGGCCGTCGTGGTGGCCGTCGTAGTCGTCGACGAGGTTGTCGTCGTCGTAGTCGGGTGCGGCGGATGCGGCGGATGCGAGCGGGTGTCCGACCAGGAAGCGTTCGCTCCCATCGTCCCATCCCACAGGAGCCTCGCGTCACCGCTTCCGGCTCCGAATCCAACCATCGCCAGCGCCGCGAAGACGACGGCCAGCAGCGCGATGCGCCTCATACGTACCTCCAAGGGTTTCGCGCGGGCCAGCACCCTTCGGTGGAGGTACGGCCCGCGACTTTTAGGTTGGCTCAGTTGGCGAAGCCGAGCGGGCCGTTTGCGCGCTTAAGCTCGTAGAGAGCACTGCGCACGACTTCGATCAGCTGCCGTTCGCTCACGACGGAACCGGCGACGTTGACCTCGATCGAGGGGCTGCCGCCCGCGTGTGGCGCTATGACGCGCTCGGGGCTGCCGGTCGCGTTCGTCGCGAGCGTCGTCCCTGGCATCAGCCAGCCGCCGCTATCGTAGGTGGCGGCAGGTAGTCCTGACCAGTCGATCCCAGGCCCGACGCCTCCAGTGGACGCGTCCGGGTTCGCCGCCAACGACTTCTGAACCGCCTGGTCGAGCCACCATTGGTCCAACTGCCCGCCCGAACCGGACACGCCGATCCCGGACGCCAGCGCCTTCGCCGTCTCCGACATCACCGTGATCGTTCGATAGTGTCTGAGCGACCTTCACCCAGGCACCCTCGATAGTCACGATCACCTCGCCCATGCCGCGGCGAGCATCGGCGGCAACGAAGCCCATCGCGGCCCGAGCCTTCGGCGCCATGTCGTTGATGCCGTTGATATAGCCGAGCATCGTAAGGACGCCGAGCTGGTGGAACAGCGTTGACGGTGAGTGGATGCCGAGGAAGCCGGTGACGGCGTGATAGGCACTCTTCGCGACGTCGGCCGCTGCGGACGCGGCACTCGACGCCATCGACTTGATACCGCCGATTAGCCCCTGGATCAGCGCCCGGCCCGCGCCGTAGAGCAGGCTGCCGAGGTTGCCGAGTGCGGCCAGGATCCGGCCGGGCAGCCCCGAGATCGCGGCTATGACCTTGCCGAGTTCTCTGCCGATCGCCGAGCTGAGACCGGAAACACCCTTGATGATCCCGTGTTCGATCGCCAGCCCGAGCGCATAGGACGCACCCAGGAACGCCTGCGCGAGCGCGCCGATGATCGCGTCGTAGGCTTTCGATATCGCAGTTAGGACAGACCCCCAGCTCACCTTCGAGATACCGCGGCCGATCGCGGAGACCATGTCTTTTGCGACGCCTGACCCAACCGCGGCCCAGTCGATCTTGTCGAGCATCCCCTTGATGCCTTTGTTCATGTCCGCGCCGGATGTGTTGCGGGACATGATCGTGCCGACGTCCGTGCCGTTCCATGCTTGCGCGAGCGCGGCCGTGATGCTGGCTGTGATGCCAGCGATGCCTTCCCAAACGACCACAAGCTTTGCGTGGAACGTTTGCGCGCCGCTGAGCTTGGCCAGGAAGTCCGCAACCTTCGTCGTGGCGGTGGCGACTGCCGGTAGCAGCGCCGACCCTATTTCAACTCCGATCGCCGAGATAGCAGCATGGAGCCTCTCGCTCGCGAACGCCGCGGTCTTCTGCGTCTCCTCCCAGTTCGCGCCGAACGTGGACGCCCCGGTCGTGACTTGATCCTGCGCCACCTTCATATCTTTCAGGTTCCCGATCAAGGTGAGCAGCCCGGTCGAGGACTTCCGGCCGAACGCACCCGCTAGCAGCGCGCCCTGCTCCGTCGCCGTCAAACCAGCCGTCTCCATGTGCGTCTTCAGCTCGGTCAGCGCGGCGAACAGACCCTTGTTGCGGATCGTGTCGGCAAGATCCGTCGAGGACAGCCCTACGTCTTTCAGTAGACCTGCCGCCTTCGATGTTGGAGCCGCCATCGACATGAACATCATCCGCAACCCGGTGGCCGCGTTCACCGCCGGGATACCGTTTGACGTCATCGTTGCCAACGCCGCGCCTACGTCAGAGATATTCAGCCCAAACGCCTTCGCCGCGGGAAGGACACCGGTGCCGAGCGCCGCGGTCAGATCGTCCATGCGCATGTTGCCCGCGCCGACGATCGCGTTAAGCGAACCCATCGCGTGCGACATATCGCCGAGACCGGCGATGCCGGAGCGTTGAGCCGCGACGAGCGCCGTTGTCGTCTGCTCAAGGTCGGAATGTCCAACCGCCGCGCCCTCGGCGGCGAGCTTGAGGATGTCGAGAGCCTTCGCGCCGCGGAATCCAGCCGACTCGACATGGTACAGCCCCTTCGACAGCTCCTCCGGGGTTTTCCCAACGCTCGCGGCCATGCCGAGCAGCGCAGCCGACATCTTCTTGACCTCGGCGGTCGAGCCGCCCGTCTGCGTCTGAATCTGCTCCATCGATGACTCGAACGCGGTAGCCGCCCCGACAGACTTCACGAGGCCGACGGCGAGAACGCCAGCGAGTGCTACTCCCGCAAGGCCTACCGCCTTGCCTAGTGCGTGAGTGCGGCCCTCGGCCCTAGCGAAAGCACCCTCAAGGTCTCTGGTTTCGCCGACGAACTTGACTACGATGCTACGCGCCATGCTTCTCGTTCTCCTGTTTGATCCAGACGTTTAGGGCGTTCAGTTCGTCCGGCGTGAAGTCCGGCATTTCCCAGGGTCTAACCCCGAGTGTCAGATAGCTCGGGTGCCAGCGCGCGCGCGCGTCTAGGGGGTCGGCGTCGGTATCGGCTCCGGCGTTACCACCGGGGCCTCGGCGTCGTCGACCACCGGAGGGTTTGCCGCCGGGGAATCCTCTTTGACTAGCTCGATCTCGATCTCGGTGGTGTCGCGGTCGAGCAGCTTATCCACATCGACTTCGGTGCCGTCTCGACGCATCGCAACGGCCGCTAGCGCGACGACGAGCATCACGTCTCCCGCCTTCGCCGCGGCGACGATCTCGCCTGCGCGGAGTCCCGAAACGTCGCGGATGATGCCGAGTTCGCGGTAGCTGAAACGTCCGGGCTGCATCGTGTATGTGCGCCCGTCGAGCGTGATCTTGATCTCTTTGACTTTCGGCTCTTCAGCCATGTGCCTCACCTTTCAGCGTCGGCGCAGATACGGCCGACCAACTCGTCAAGTGCAATTATCGCCGTGTCTGTCTCGGCGTCCATCGCTGGCTGCATGAAGGCTCGCGCGCCGTGCGTCCCGCTACCAAGCCCGTGCTTTGCGATCAGCGCCGCCCCGATCGTGGAGCGGTTCGTGATCGCCGACATGCCGCCCTTCTTGTCGGAGCGGCTCGTCGAGCCTGCGTACTCGTAGATGCCTGGGTAGGGATAGCCGTCCCTGTTCGCCTTCTCGGTAATGCCCGCCGTGTTGCCGCGCGCGAAGGATCCGATACCGCGCACTAGGTTGCCCGTGTCGCTTAGGCCCTTCTGGATGGCGATCACCTTCGCCCTCGTCTTCGCGTCCCTAACGACCGGCCGCAGTGCGGTGGCGACGGCCCCGCGCGTGATTTTCAGTCGCGCGCGAGCCATCGCCATCTCGTACTCCCGAACACCTTCGAGTACGATGTGCGGCCCCGCCATTTAAGACGGTCGCGTCGGTCGTGCGGTAGACCATCTTGACCGCGCCGTCGGCCCCGCTGTTGTCGAGCGCGGTGCCCTTGATCGGCTGCGAGACGAGATCCGTGCCCGCGACGTTCGGCGTTTCGCCGTCGATGCGTACTGCGGGCAGCGTGACTTCGAGCGCGTAGGCGTACGTGGTCGAGATGATCGAGCCGGTGAACTTCGAGACGATCGCGACGGTGTCTCCCGCGGCGATGTGCGCGTACGCGGTGTTGTCGAGGTACTCGGACTCGATCTCGACGCCGAAGACGCTGAACGCGTTAGCGATCGGCTCCGAACGGTTCGTCGATCCGAGGTTGAAGCGATCGGTCTTCATGCCGTGGGTGCCGGTGACCGTTACCTTCTGGCAGACGTACGCCGTGCCGCCGATCGTCACAGTCGTGCCCGTCCAGTTCAGCACTTCGAGGCCGGTCGCGTAGCCCGCGGTCGCGAGTGTCTGCGCGGTGGACTCGTCGGTACCGAACCACGTCAGTTCGAGCGTGGGGATGCCGCCGACCTCGCCCGCGAGTTTGAAGCTCGCGACCTTGCAGCCGAGGTAGTCCCACGGCCGCACGGTGCCCGCGTTGTCGGGGCGTCCGACCTGGATCGTCATCCCGAGTCCGGTCGGCGTCGCGAGCGTGCTCTTGTGCTCGTAGACCGTCGGGTCTGTCCCTACAGCGGGCTGCGATGTTGCGTTCGCGCCGAGCGCGTGCTTCAGCAGCGTGCCGAGGCCCTTGCTCTGCAGCTCGTGGACGGTCGTGCCGCCGACGTCGCGCGGGCCTTTTGCCCAGCGGTCGGTGCGCTGCACGCGCGTTCCGGCGCGTAGCGCCTTCGACTCGATCCTGCCCGCGTTGCACTTGAGCGACTCGCTCAGGAACTCGGGGAAGATGGTTGGGACGATGCGCGTGCCGTAGACGGATTCGACGCCGTAGCCGATCTGCGCAGAGAGTCCTGATGCGTAGGCCATTATTCAGCCCCGCCCTTCTTGGTCGGTGGTGCGTCCAGCGCCTTCTCGGACGCGGTCTCGTTCCAGTTGTCTCCCTGTTCGAGCAGGGATGCTGCGATCTCCTCGGGGAAATCGCGCGACTCGCCGTGCTTCACTGTCGGTTCGGAACCGTCAGGCAGCGGCACGTCGACGCCGTCATGCGGGCCGACGTAGGTAAGCTTCATGGAGCTACTCCTTTTAGATGCGCGCTTCGCAGTAGATGAGCACTTCGAGCAGCGCGACGCGCGCTTCGTCACTTGCCTGCTCTTCCAGTTTGCCCGCGCCGAACTGCGCAACGCGAACGGTGCCGCCGACCGTGACGTCACTCCGTAGGAGCGACTCGATCTCCGCGGCGATCGCGTATGCGCGCTGCGTGACGGTTGTTTGGTCGAGTATCTTGCGCTCGACCCTAATGAGCACGCTCAGGTCGTAGGACTCTTCGCGTGTGTGCCCGCCCGCGCGCATCGCGGCCGGTTCCTGTTTGCAGTCGGGTACGTCGCCGAGGAGGATCATCTCGGGTCGCGGCGATCGCGGCCAGCCCCACGCGATAAGTACGTCGTGCAGTCCTGTCCGTGCTTCGAGCGCAGCCTTGAGCGCGCCCTTGAGCGCCGGTACGGTCGAGACGGCCATCGGTCACGCTCCCATCGAGCGACGCCAGCGGAGCAGCCGCCGCTTCGCGAACAGCGGGAGGTCGAAGCCGCCCGGCCCGCGAGGTGCGAACTGCGTTGCTTCTGCGCCGCCCTCGGCGTAGCCGATCTGCGCGATGTCTCTGCGCAGCCAGTAGCCGACAGTGTCGACGGTGAGGTCGCGGATCTCGGGAGGTACGGCCGCGAAGCCCCACTCGCCCTCGATGTCGAGGCTCGCGAAGCCCCACCACTGCATCGTGGTGGACGTGCCGAGGTTGACGTCGCCGCGGACGATGATGCCGAGCGCGTTGCCGTTACGGAGGCGCGCGGGCCAGAGCTGGAACTGGATCGGGTCGAGCACGGTCGGCGATGTAGTCTCGGAATTGAGCGTCACCGTCTTGGCGACGCGCAACTCGCAGGCGTCGCCGAAGTTGACGAGATAGCCGCCCTTGCGGTTCCTGTAGCTCTGGGCGTCGACCGGGAAGCGCCGCGTGACCTCGGCTCCGAGCATGCCGGTCGATGTGAACTCGCGCCCGGTCTCGCCGACGATCAGCGCCGACGCAGACTCGATCCGTGTGCGGATCAGGTCGTCACGTGTGCGCTCGTCGTCGTCGAGTTCAAGCGCCTCGCGTACATCGGCGAGCGAGCAGAGCGCCCATGCCTGCGGCGCGTGCTCAAGAACACGCACCGAGAACTCGGCAGTGTCCTGCGGCTCCATGCCCGTAGGCGTGGCGTGCCACCAGGCGAGGTAGTCGCCGGGCGTGTCCGTATCGCCCGCCGCCCAGTCGTAGCGCACGCTGCCCGTCGGAGCATCGACGAGAGAAGCGACCGAGTCCACGACCAGCGTCGAGCCGGACTCGGGCCGCATGCGGAACGTCACCGCATCCAGCGCGACCGGGTCACCGTCGATACGGATCGTGTCTTCAACTGCGGGCGCGAGTGCGTCCTTGATGATCTCGAACATTCGCTACCCCTTATGAGGATCAGGCACGTCGAGACGTTCTGCCTCGGTTGCGTGCGGTGCGTCAAGGCCACGGTTCGGCCTCGGTGAATCGAACGGGTGCGTGAGCCGCATCTGCCTGACGCGGTAGAAGATCGACGCGACGACTCCTGCCGCACTTGCGAGCGCGATATGAATGCGTCCGCGGCGGTGGATAGTGACGGCCTGGCTAGATTCGACCGCGACGCGTTGCGTGCTCCGACGCCTGGCCGTGATCGCCTGCGCCGTACTGATCGCGCTCCGCACCTTGCCCGTGCGCCTAAGCGCCGTGAGCGGCGATGCGTTCGTGAGCGCGATCCGCGTCTTGCCCTTGCGTACGAGCGCGAGCGTGTTCGCCGTCGTAACTGTGCGCCGGATCTGTACGCGCCGCCTCACCGCGACTGCGTTCGCCGTGGCGAGCGCGACCGATAGGTGATAGGTGACGGCACCGATCACGGCGCGCGGCGTAACCGTCAGCGTGTTCGCGGTTGCGAGCACCCGCCGGATCTTCGCCTTGCGCGCAACCGTCAGGACGTTCGCAGTGGCGATAATACTGACGAGCTTGCCTTTGCGTTTGAGCGCCAGCGTGTTCGTTGTCGCGATGATGCGCGGCAGCCTCGTCTTGCGTGCTAGCGCTAGAGCGTTCGTACTCGCAACCTGCCGGTTGATCTTGCCCTTACGTTTCAGGGCGATCGTGTTCGCGGTCGCGAGCGCGATAGCGATCCGTGCGACCCGCTTGAGCGTCGCCGTCACGGTGTTCGTGGCCGAGAGTAGGCGCGGCAGTTTCGCCTTGCGCCTCGCTGAGACGACGTTGGTAGTCGCCAGCACGGCGCGGAGCTTCGCTTTGCGGCCGAGCGCGACAGCGTTCGACGTCGGCAGAACCGCGCGAAGCTTCGCCTTACGCCGTAACGAGACCGCGTTCGCCGTGGCGACTACTAGTCGAGTCTTGCCCTTGCGCCCGAGATAGACGGCGTTCGTCGTGACGAAGGCGATGGCGAGACGCTTGACGTTCTTGATCGTCGCAGAGACGGCGTTCGCGCTCGCGATAACGCGGGCGATCTTCGCCTTGCGCTGAAGCACGAGCGCATGCGCGCCTGATATAGCGCGGGCGAGCTTCGCCTTGCGCGCGAGCGTCAGTGCGTTCGTCGTCGCGATAACCGGGTGCGTCTTGCCCTTGCGTACGAGCGCGAGCGTGTTCGTAGCGGTGAGAGAAACCGTGATCGGGTAGGTCATGCCTGCCGCACCGCCGCCATAGGTGCCGTCGCCGTACAGCCCGTACCCGTAGGTGCCGGGGGTTTGCCCTTGGTAGACCGGCGTCACGATGACGGCGTTCGTCGTCGCGATCGCGAGCCGCGTCTTGCCCTTGCGCTTCGCCGCGATCGCGTTGCTCGCAGAGATCGGGCCGACCGTGATCTGGTAGGTCGTCGCGACGTGCGGGCGGATAGCAAAGCTGATGTATGCCTTCGTTGACGCGGTGCCGTAGGTACAGGCGAACGTGCCAACCGTGCCCGACGCGGCGCGTGTCCCTTCCGTAGCCCCGAAGCCGCCGCCCCCGCCTGAGACCGTGCAGTAGTCGACGCGCGAGGCAAGCGCCGTCAGGCTAGCGTCCGTCATCACCGGGATCGACGCGGTGTTCGAGTCGGTGCCCTGCGATGCGACGCAGAGCACGAGCCTATCCACACCCGCGGTCGAGCCGCCCGGTGCCCACGAGAACGATGTGTCTGATGTCGTCTCGGAGCTGGCTGCCGGGATCTCGATCGGCGTCGTGCTATCGAAGGTGCCCGCCGTGTAGGCGAGCCGTGCTGAGCAGGAATGGTCGCTGCCCGGGGTGACGATCGGGTCACCGTCCCCCGCCTGGCGCACGCGATACCAGACGTACAGCTTCTCGCCGCTCGCCACGTCCTGGGGGGAACCAGTGACCGCCGTCCAGGCCGAGCCGCCGGCGGTCGTGATCGCAACCGATCCGGCCGCGATCGTTGACGCGATCAGAACTTCGAGGTCACCGGTCGCAACGCCCGCAGGCGCAGCGACGGTCACCGCGCCGGTCGTGCCGTTTGACTTAGCTCCAGCGGCGCGGAATGTAGCAGCGGCCATTCCTACACACCCCCGTAGTTACCGGAACCGTATGTGCCCGCCCCGTATGTGCCCGTAGGCGATTGCCTCGGCGGCGGCTTGCCTTTGCCGTCCGCCGACGAGAGGAACGCGAAGGGGGCGATGACGACGAGTGCTGCCGCCGTTGCGAACTGCTTGCGTGTCATCGCCCCTCCTTCGTTTTACGCGCGCCAGGCCACGGTGCCGTTCGTCTGGTACCAGTTGGTGCCGTCGCACTCGAACTCGGCGACGAAGAACTGGCCGTTTGCGCCCGCCCCCGATGGGAGACTGGCGGTGCCCTTGTAGACAGCGTTCCAGCCGCCGACCGTGAATGCCCCGGACGCGGTGAACGTCAGCCGCATCCGACAGCCACGATGGAGGTTTGATGGGGCCGGTATCGTCGTGATGTTCGCGGCCACCGGGATCTTCTTGTTCGCGCCCTTATACGGGTCGAGTGCCGCGACCACGCCGGTCGTGACCGTTACGGCGATCTGACCGCCACCAGATGCGCCGACCTGAACGTCTGTCCCTAGCAGGTCGGATGCCGGGTCGATCGGGGCGAGCATCGTCGGGTACCCGCGCCCTTCGTCGGTCGGACTCTGGACGAGCTGAACGGAGTTGCTGTAGTTCGTCCCGGCGGGGTTCGTGACTTTGAGAGCGTGAGTCTGAGATGTCACGCTTCCGTAGTAGCGATCGGTCGCGACGTATCCCCTAACCTGCACGTCGTGGCAGCTACTCAGTCGCAGGCCGGAGTAGGTTCCGGTGGCGCTGGAGTTGCTATCGCAGATCAGCCCGTTGATTGTAATGTTATGCGACTCACCAGCACCCGAGTCCTCAACGACAACGCCCTCGGCGAAGTTGTCCTGGGCGTCGAGGTTCGTGCAGGCGATCCCTGCACCGTTGGAGCCGAAGTAGAAGCCGACGCCTCGTGACGCGGTGATGGTTCCGTTCGAGTACGACTTGCAGTTGTCGATCTGCAGGCTCGTGCCATAGCCGATTGAGCGGAAGCCCTCATAGCCGTTATTGGCGGCTTGGCAGTTGGCGATTATCATGTCCGAACCGAGGTCGTATCCGCTGCCCGTGGTGTTCCAGACCATGCACTGTTGGATCAGTTCGCCCCAGATGTTGCCGGAGTTGATCAGTTCAATCCCGGTGCCCCATGTAGCAAAGACCGCGAGCCGGTTGAGCAGGAACTGCTGGTGAAAGCCACTCTGGTTCACGATCGAGATCCCCTTGACGCCGGAGACCTGATTGTTGTAGCCGTTGAACCCGAGACCGTCGATGACGGTCCAGGTTCATCTGGTACATATTCTGCGCGCTACTTCCGACCGGCGTGAACGGCCCCGAAGTTGGTTGTCCGACCGAGTCGCCTGAGAGCATCGGCGCAGCTGGCCCGGCGGCGACTGCGGCGAGAACGCTCGATGTCGGCCCGTCGCCGAAGAATCTGATCGGCGCGCGCGGAAGAGTCAACGGGTTACATGGGTACAACGACGCGCTGCCGCGTAGGTAGACACCGCCGCCGATCGTGGCAGCGTCCGCAAACGCCGCATGGATCGCTGCCGCGTTCGCCGTCGCGGTGGCGCTCGTCGCGACACCGTACTTCTTAACGAGGTCGAAGACCGGCAAGACGCCCGCGAGTCCTATAAACGCCTCAATCTTGTTGATCGCGTCGTTCTCGTTGTCGTGGTCGCCCGGGTGAGTCGTCGCCTGCGGCGTGCCGTCGGCACGAGTCGTGGCGAAACTGTCAAGCGTAGTTGGGTACGTCGATGCCATCTCTTAGTCCTCTGTCGTGTGCTTGATCGTGTCGCGGAACTCGCGGATTGACTGGCCGAGGCCGCGTCCGACCTCCGGTAGCCGTTTCGGGCCGAAGACCAGGAGCGCCACGAGCAGCAGCGCAATCAGCTCGACCGGGCCGATATTGAACGGCATAGCGTCTCCTTCAAAGGTTGCGGGCGAGCGCGAGGGGTCATGACTTCCCAGACCGCTCGCCCGACTTGTCAGCGGGGGTTAGCCCGCCATCTTCACGCCGATCGTGTACTCGATCGCGTCGCCGACCGCGAGGGTCTGCGCACCGTGTACCGCGCGGCAGAGCATGTTGCCCACCGTTGCTGCGTCGAACAGGCCGACCTCCTGGATCGTCTTGCCCGCGCCCGCGCATGTGATCAGTGCGACCACCTGGTAGGTGTCGTTCGTGACCGTTGTCGTGACGAGCGACGAGGTACCCGACGTGCGCGCCTCGGTCGCCACGGCGACAAGGCCGGTCTGCGTGATCGCCTCGGCCGTTGCCGACGTGCCCCAGTCGCAGTACTTCGGCTCCAACTGCGTGGTGGCCGTGTACTTGCAGGCCGCGGCGAGGATCGCCTTGCCTGCGTTGACAACCATTGCTGCCATTGCTTACTTCCTTCCGATCTTCCCGAGCAGCCGTCGTACGAGAGAAGGCCGACTGGCGATCTGAATGTCGCCGACGTCTTCGATCGTTCCATCCGCGCGAATGATGCGCGCGCGCACGTACTCGACGCGAGGCTCGCTCGTGACTTCTACGTTTGCCATATCAGCCCCTTCGTGTGACGAGGGGGACGGGCGCAGCGGCTCTTAGACCCACCGCACGCCCGCCCCCTGTTCGTTGTCTCGGTCTAGTGCGTCAGGCTTACGCGGCCGCGCACTTGTAGACCTTGAGCGCTTCACCGAGCACGACCTTGCCGCCTACGCGACGCCGCGCCTTGAACCGCACGTGCGGCCACTGCGTGTACGGGTCGCGCTGAACTTCGACGGACAGCCTGTTCACGAGCCAGTAGCCCGAGTAGAAGTCGCCGAAAATCGCGCACTCCGCGTTCGCTCCCGGTACAGCGAGGTTCTCCGAGAAGGCGTACGGATAGCCGACGATCGAGCCTGCGAGGCCACGAGTAGCGTCGGGCTGCCAGATGTAGCCGCCTGCCGTGTCCTTGATGCCGCGAAGGATGCCCATCGTCAGCCGGTTGACCACGAAGCTCGCGTTGCTGCGGTACGGCGTCTTCAGCGTGTCGACGAGCGCGTTCAGCTTGTCGTACGTGATAGATGCCCCGGCAGCGCCGGTTGTCCGCTCGACCACGTCGGTCAGCTCGGTCAGGATGCCCTTGGGACGTCCTGTGCCCGAGCCGCTCACCACGGCGACGCCGTCGAGGACGGCGAAAGCGCGTGCCCAGTCGGCGATCAGGTCGGCTTCGAGGTTGAGGTTGATCGTGTCTTCGAGCGAGACTGCGTCGATGTCCACGACGGCATGCGAGCCGTACGTGTTGATGTCCGACTTGTCGAATGCCGGAGCTGTCGTCTCGACCGTGTAGTCGCCCTGGTCGGCGTCCCACACTGCGTTCGAGAGGGTCGCGCGGGTCGGGAAGCTGATCGAGTTCTGCTTCGTCTGGCGCGTGCGCACCAGGCTGAGCAGCGGCTCACGCATCTGAGCGGCCTGAACCATCTCCAGGACGATCTCGGGCGGTGCCAGAACGGCAGCCGAGTCGTCGCCGATGATTGTCAGGTCTTTGCGCTCGTCAGGTGTGACGGTGCCTGTCGAGACCCAGGACTCGAACGCCTTGCGCTCAAGCGAGGGGCCATCGGTGTTCCGCTTCGACTCCAGCGAGAGGCGCTCGAAGCGCAGCTCGACCTCGGTCATCGCAGCGTCGATCTTGGCGAGCTTCGTCTCGGTCTCGACGGTCACGCCGCCGAGCCGTTCGATCTCCCCGAGACGCTCTGCGTCAACGGACTTGAACTGCTCCCACTCGCTCTTCAGCGAGTCGAGCAGCTCTTTGGTTTCCATGCTTGTTTCCTTTTACTTGCGGATTGCGCGGAGCGCATCGATCGCAGTGGCGAGTGACTCGATAGTCGGCTCGTCCGGCTGCACCTTGGTTTCGGCGGCTTCGTCGTCGAGCGACTTGGACAAGTCGGTCTCGACGAGAAGTGCCCTGAGAGAGCCGCTGTGCTCATCCAGTCCGGTCGCGACGCGCGCGAGTAGCGCACGGTTCGCGCCGGAGAGCACGCGGCCTTCCTTGAGGTCAAGCACGAGCCGCTCCACTGACTCGCCCGCCTCGGTGATTTCCGCCGTCTCTTGCTCGGTCAACGTGCCGTCGCTGATGCGCGACAGGTACGACTTGACCGCGGTGATCGCGGCGAGATCGTTCGCCGGAAACGTGACCGGCGAGAATTCCCATAGTCGGATCTCCAACAGCTTGCGCGCGAACTCGTCGCCGCGCTCGCCGAACTTGGCTTTGAGTGCTTCGTAGCCGATCGAGAGACCGCCGAGCGCCTTCGCCTGCATCAGCGCGCGCGCCTCGTTCGCCCGCGACACGCCGAGCACGAGCTGGCCCTTGACGGCCAGGCCGAAGTCTTCCTCGGCCATCGCGGTCGAGACGCCGATCGGCTCGTACGGGTCGTGCTGCCAGAGGATCGGAACGGTCTTACGTTCGCGCAGCGTCTTCTTGAACGCGCCCTTCTCGATGATGTCGCCGTTGCCGTCGAGGTTGCCGAAGACCGCGGCGTAACCCTCGAAGCTGCCGTCGTCGGCGATGCCGTCCTTCAACTCGAACGCGAGCGACTTGAACTCGATGCGTTCAAAAGCCTGCCGCCGGGCGGCAAGGTTCGTAGGGTTCATGCTGTCTCCTTCGGAACTTCGGAATACTTCGCGAGCATCTCCAGCGCGAGGTCGAGCGCCTTGCCGATGTTCGGGTCAGCGGGGTTCGCGCCGCCTGCTGCGGGATCGTTCGGCCCGCCGCCGACAACCGGGAACTGCAGGCGATCACCGTCCGGGTGCGGGGGCAGATCGTCTTCGTCCGCGCGGGCTTCGTTCGGTGTCATGATCGCGCCCTGGATCGCGTTCTTCTTCGCGGTCATCCGCGATCCGAAGTCGGGCCGCAGTAGCGCGCCCGAGTGCAGCGCGCAGGACATCGGCCCGCCGTCGCGTACCGGCTCGAAGAGGTCGCGGTCACACGAGAGGCCCTCGTCGATGGCCTGCATGTACGGCCCGAGGCCGAACGTGACGAGCATCGAGCGATCGGTCTCGCTCGGCGAGTTCGTCTTGTCGCCGAACGCGAGCGGAATCTGGTACATCGTGAGGATCTGGAGGGTGGTCATCTGCGTCTGCTCGACGAACATGGCGTCCTTAGCCGAGACGGGGATCGTCTCCAGCTCTGCGCCACCGCCGAGCACCGATGCCTTCCAGGCGTTCTCGACGCCCTCGTGCTCCTCGTTCCATAGTTCGAGCCACGATTCGGCGATGTCCTGCTGAACGTTCTCGCCGAACTTGATGACGATGCCGGGGCGTCCGTCGTGCTTGTAGTAGTTCAACTCGAACAGTTGCCGTTTGACCGCCGCCTCGAACGCTTCGCGCGCCGCGGTGATCGGCGAGACGCCGTCGAGCGATCCCGCCCTCGCGAACGTGCGAATGTAGATGATCTCGGACTCGTCGCGGTCGACGAGGTTGCCGCCGGTCGAGTCGTGGAAGACGATCAGGCCGTTCTTCCGCTCGACCGTGACGTCGCGCGGGTCGAGCACGATCAGCTCGCCAACGCGGTTACGCGCCTTGAGCTTGCGGATGAAGAGCTTGCCGCTCGCAGCGAGCGATCCGACGGAGTCGGCGCGGAACGCCGAGCTGGCATTTGCGATCCCGCGGGTCGGCCGGTTGTGCAGTAGATCCCACTGCCAGGTGTCGCGGGCGCGCTTGCGCGCATCCTCTTCGCCGCGGTAGACGTTCAGCGGCATCATCATCGCGCCGCCCGTCAAGAGTCGCAGCACGCCGAGCAGCGCGGGCAGGCCGATAGCCTGCTCTGTCGTCGCGCCCGACGAGGGTAGGCCGATCCACCACGGCCGCTCCGACTTCGTCTCAGGTGCGTTTGTCTCGGGCGTAAGCGCAGGCCCGATGAGCCAGTTCATAAGTCCCATTCGTGTCTCCTACGCCCGGAATGACCAGGGCTTGATTTCGGGTGCGCCCGCCGCGCGGAACGTGGCCATGAGTGCGGCCACGAGTCCGTCGATCGGCGACTCGCCCTCTGCCTTTACTTCCCATCCGCTTTTGAGTTTCTTACCGTTCGCCGCGCCGACATGCGCGGCGAGGTCAGAGTCACCGTCGTGCCGGATGCGATGCTCGACGATCGAGTTGAACCAGCGCGAGCGCGCGTTCAGCATTGCGCCGGACGCCTGCGGCAGATCCGCCACGAGTAGCCCGGCCCGAGCGAAGGTGCGTCGCCTCTGTCTCGAAGTAGCGCGGGTCGTATGCGACGCTACGCACGCGGTAGTTCTTCGCGAGTACGTCGCGCACGAACGGCTCTGCGGTGTCCTCGCCGATCATCCGCCCGCCAGGGACGAACGAGTGGTGAGAAACGTTCGGGCGTACAGACCACACATGAACGCGCACGTGGATCGAGCTATCTGGCGCGCGCCACGCCCATGCGGCAGCGATGCAGTCGTGGCTGATCGCCGCGTCGACTCCGACGTGGATGTCTACGCCTCGCGGCATGAACTCGTCCGGTGTGCCGTCGGGCCTCGGGTGCGCGAGCTTGTCGAGCGCGTCGCGCCACTGGTCGACGCTGATCCAGCGCGACTCGGCCGACGTCCACTCGTCGCCGTACTGCCTTCGCTTCGACGGCTCGTCGAGATACGGGTCGGCAAGGTCGGCTGCGATCCGCTCGGGCGTGCGCCACGTAGCGGGGTTCGCTGCCTTCCATGCCGGTAGATCGTCGAGCGGTGTTTCGGGTGCGACCTCGTATGCGTGGAAGAGGATCTTGGCCTGCTTGTCGCGCAGGATGAATCCGCCGCCGCCCATGTCGGGCCGCTTCTCGCAGAGCGGGTGCTCCTTCGCGTACTTGCGCATGCCGCCGAGGATCGACTCGGGGTCAGACCCCGCGGTCGAGATCACGATGTCGAGGAAGTCCTCGCGCGCGCCGTGCGCCGAGCGCAACGCCGCCCACAGGCTGACCTGCTTCGGCTGCGTCCAGACGTGTAGCTCGTCGGCGAGCGTCACGTACGGCCCCTGCCCGTACTGCGTGTCGCCGTCGGCCGCGATCCGGTAGATCGAGCCATCGTTCGCCGGACAGGTGATCGCCGAGAGGAACGGCTTGAAGGTCATCGCCAGGATCTCTGACTTGCGAATGAAGGTGACCGCCGGAGTGAAGACCTCGCCCGCCTGTTTGGCGGTGCCCGACGCGAGCACGATGTCCGGTGCGCCTTCGCCCTCGGCCGGTGAGCCAAACGCGATGCCGCCCGCCGCGCAGGTATGAGACTTCGCGTTCTTGCGCGGGATCTCCGCGACGCCCGTCTCATAGATCCGGTGCCCGAGATCGTCGAAGCTGAGCAGCTCGTCGAAGAACGAGCGCCAGTGCGACGCCAGCACCATCGGCAGCCCGCGGAACTGCGCGCCCTCAAAGAGTGTGAGCTGCGACTCGCAGAAGCGCGCGAACCACGCGCCGTCCGAGCGCACGCCGGGATCGGCGAAGCCCTCGCGCCCTTGCAGCGCGTACTGAAGCTCACGTCGCGGCGTATAGCCGGACGCGGACGCGCCAGCCTCGGCGAGCGCGGCGAGCAGCGCCTCCCCGCCCTCCCCTGCCGTCGGCTCATGATGCGCCGTATTGTCGCGTGTTCGCTTGTACGTGTGCTGGCGCTTCTTCTCGTGCTCGCTCGTCGTTACCGGGCGTCCGTTCTTCGGGCGTCCACCGAGCGAAATCCAGGCAGCCTCTAGCGCCGCTACCGGGTCGGGGATACCGAGCTGGTCGCAGAGCGCCGCACCGTCACGGGAGACGCGGTAGCGCCCGTCGCGCACCTTCTCCAGGACGTCGATCGTGCGTGTCCTTGCCACGATTGACGCCTCCTGCATGATGGTCGATTACGTAC